CCCAAATATAAACCCAATTGGCATCATGAAGAGATAGCTAACGAGTTAGAACGCATAGAATCAGGGCAATTCATTAAAGACGGCAAGAAAATACTCATGGTATTCATGCCACCAAGACACGGCAAGAGTGAAGAGTGCACTATCAACTTCCCAGCTTGGTATCTAGGACGCAACCCAGATAAGGAGATTATAACAGCATCATATAGCTCAGACCTAGCAGTTAAGTTTGGAGGCAAGACTAGAGACCTAGTTAATGGCAGAACATATAAGAACATATTTCCTAATGTAACACTAAAGAAGGGAGAAGAAGGCAAGGCTGAATGGATGACTAACTCCAATGGAAGTTATGTATCTGTAGGAGTGGGGGGGGCTACCACAGGGAAGGGGGCTAATGTATTCCTTATAGATGACCCTATAAAAAATGCAGAGGAATCTGAGAGTGAAGTATTCAGAGAGAAGGTATGGGACTGGTTTCTATCAGTTGTATGGACTCGTTTAGAGCCTAATGGAGTGGTTATTATCATTCTAACCCGATGGCACTTAGATGACTTGGCGGGGCGTATACTCAAGAATGATGACTTTAAGAGCATATGTAAGATTATTTCTTATCCAGCTATAGCAGAGATTAACGAAAAGCATAGGGTGGTGGGGGAGGCACTATGGGACTGGAGGTATAGTGTAGAAGAGTTGGAGAGAAATAAAATTTTATTGGGTTCTAAGAACTTTGCTGCTTTATATCAACAACACCCAATTGCTGCGGAGAATCAAGAGTTTAAGCCACATTGGTTTAAGGAGAGTACCGAGATTAAAGGGCAGACACGGAGGTTTTTGACAGTAGATACTGCTATTTCAAAGAAAGCTTCAGCGGATTATACGGGTATATGTGATAATACGGTAGATACTTCTAATTACTGGCATTTGAAAGCTTGGAGGACAAGGGTAGACCCATTAGAACTGATAGACCTATTATTCACGCTACATCTCAAGAATAGGTATGAGAAGATAGGGATTGAAAAAACTATCTATTTGGACGCTATTAAGCCATTTTTAGACGAAGAACAACGGAAGAGAAACTCATTTCTACCAATTGTAGAGCTAAAACACAACCAAGTGAACAAAGAGATACGGATTAGGGGTTTAATCCCCCGCTATGAGTCAGGTTCTGTCTTTCACTTAAAAGGAGAATGTGCTGACTTAGAAGAAGAGTTAATGTCGTTCCCACAGGCTGTAAAAGACGATGTAAGCGATGCTACGGCATATCAGGTACAAATAGCCAGAAAGCCCTATGAACCGATTATAAGACGAATTTTCGGCTCATCAGAGGTTAAAAACCCAGCTCGATAAAGCGTAAAAACACGAGGGCTAAGATAAGCCATCTGGTATATTAAAATACAATCCTCGGTAAAAAGAGTACCGACACCACTTTAAGTCAATTATAGAACCATCGTAAAATAGCGTTTTTAGAAAAATATGAAAAAAAATATGAAAAAAATAAAAACAGGAACACCTGCAGGATATAAAGCAGGACTAAGTGGACGAAAGACCAGAAGCCAAGGACAAGGAAGAGGTCTTGGTAGAGGAAAAGGCAGTGGTCCAATAAACAGGCGTAAAAAATGAAATTATACAAATTAAAGGTCAAAATAGGTAAAAAAATGAATGGAAAGGTGTTTAACTTTACTTCAGACGACCCTGTTGAAGACCTTTTGAGCATAAACATAGAGAAACTGGTAGAACCAGCGACTATAACTCTTGAAAAAGACGGGTTAAAAGCTACCAGACAATTACAATCTTTCAAAGCAAGAATGTGTTTTAATAATAAACTCCACGCATTTTATTTAATTAAAAATATGCACTGGATACTCAAATAATGGAAAAAACAACAGAAACAGTATACGAATATATCCTACGAGAAGAACAAGAGTTCAAGACGGGAATGGGAGTTCCTGTTGTAGACGGGTGGGATTTCAAGATGCACGAGCATATCCGCCTAACAACCCTTTACAAGTATGGGCAATTGTCCACTGGCAAAACCGACGACAAACCAGTAGAAAATATAATCCTCCCAATTCTAAATGTCGCTTATAGATTAGAAGATATTGATGTAAAAGACATTAAAATCTATGTAGATGACAAAAATCTCTTTCATAAGTCCTTTGTTCTTAAGAAATTTCACGCAAGATGGGCAAGAAAGTTTGAAATTGATACATTTTTAGACAGATTAAAGACAAGTTGGATTGATTTCGGACTAGCTCTTGTAAAAAACAAGGGAAAAAGCCCAGAAACAGTTCCTTTGCAGAGATTAGCTTTCTGCGACCAGACAGATATCTTATCAGGTCCAATTTGTGAAAAGCATATGTTCTCCCCAGACCAACTACAAGAAATGGCAGGACGATGGGATAAAGACAAGATTGAAGAAGCTATCATAATGGCAAGAGCTGAAAAAGAGAACTCACAAGTAACTAACCAACCACAAAAAACCCCAGGCAAGTATATTCCTGTTTATGAACTTCACGGAACATTACGAGAAGATTGGCTAAGAGATGATGGCGACCCAGAAAAATATGTCAAACAAATCCAAATAGTTACCTATTACGAGTCAGACGATAAACGAAAGAACGGAATTACCCTATTCAAAGGTCCAGAGTCAAAACCAGTATATGACGCTTCCAAGAGAGATGAAATTCACGGTAGAAACTGTGGATACGGGGGGGGAGAAGAACTCTTTGAACCTCAAGTATGGCATACATACTCACTAATCCAACTCAAAGAAATGCTTGATGTAGCTTCTCTTATGATTGTTAAGACAACTGACGCTGGATTAGCCAAACGACAAAAGATTACAGACCTTGAAAAAGGCGAAATGTTAGAAATCGCAAGTGGTGAAGATGCTTCACAACTTCGATTTGACCCAATTAACTGGGCAGCTTTCAAGGATTGGCAGAATGACAGGAAACTCTCGGCTCAAACACAAGGTTCAGCCAACGACCCACAACTCGGAGTAGAACCAAAATCAGGAACAGCTATGGGACTCCAAAGAACGACTATCGCACAAGGACAAGGTATTCACGAATATCGCAAAGGTATTATGTCCACTTTTATAGTCCGTCTTTATAAGAACTGGTTCTTAAAATACTTAATTGACGAAATTAACAAGGGAGATGAGTGGATGGAAGAACTCAGCCTCAAAGAACTTCAATGGATAGCCAAGAGAGTTTCTGACAATCGTGCTGAAAAGAAAAAGATAAGTTTAATTTTAAGTGGAAAATCTACTAACCAAATAGAAATAGACACTTACAAAGAACAAATCAAAGAACAGATACTAGGAGAAAAAGAACAATTCTTAACAGTAATGAAAGACGAGTTCAAAGATGTTCCTATTGATATCAAAGTCAATGTAGGGGATAAGCAAAAAAACCTACAAGGAGAAGCTGGAACAATTATGGACTTTATAAAAGCAATTATTTCAACAGGTGGAGCTATGCTTCAATATGATGGGATGGACGACCTTCTAAACCAAGTAATTGAATATATGGGGTTAAATCCAGTAGATTTTTCTAGTATGGGTCAACAACAAAATCAATTAACGCCTCAACAGGCACAACCACGGGCAGCTCAAACTGCCCCAGTGGCACAATAATATGATATTAGAACAATTATTCAACGATAGAGAAAAAGAAGAAATTAATAGATTTGTAAATAACCCAACAATGTTAGAAGCTGTTAAAAAGGTTATTTTATCAGCTGTCTATTTTGATGGAACAATTCGCAAAGAGGGTATCCCAGATACAGCAGAAAACTTTGCTTTAGGATTAGCAGTTGTCGCTACTAATGATATGAAAGTTACTGACGCTAAATTAGGAAAAGAATTAAAGACAGCATTAGCAGCAGTTCAGATTTTAGAAAAGGGGTTTTTAAAACTTCAAAGATTTAATGAAAAGAAACCTAAAGAAAAAGTAGAACCTCATAATCAAGCTAGATAAAAAGGTCGAATAAATAAATTAAAAGAAAAAAATATATATGAATGAAAATTCAAAATTATTACCAGCAATACTTATAGTCGGTATATTTGTTATAGCAATCTCAATGCCAGTATTTTTTATTGCTAAGGAAATATATCAAAATCAACCATTAGGTAGTGTTGAGGTAACCAATGAATATCAAGCAACCAGCACAGCTCTTATGACTGGGACATTAATTAAAGCAACTGAATATAATCATCTTGTAAAAGCATCTACATACGGTTCAGCTACACTAGGTTCAATCGTAATTGCTTCAACAACAGCACACGCAATGAATATCTATAATGCTACATCAACAGATGCAATAGTTAATGGTGATGGCACTTTCATAACTAGATTATCTTCTTCAACACCAAGAGGAACATATACATACGATATTGAAATGAACGCAGGAATAGTTGTCCAATTACAAGCTGGTTATGCAGGAGATTATGTTGTTACATATAGGTAAATAAATTAATATAAAAAAATGATTAATCCATTAAAAAAATTAAAAGATAAAATTCAGGAAAAAGCAGAAGCTAAGGCAGACAAAGTTATTGCTAAAGTTTCTATAAAATCAAAGGTCGCAATTAAAAAAATTAAGAAAGTTAAGAAAAATGACAAAAAAAATAAATAATGGGGTATTCTACGTAGCAATCTCATTAGTTGCAATATTAGCAGTTGGCACAGTCGCATTGGCTTACGCCATAACAAGCAATATCAATGTAGAAGGTGATTACAACAACTACGAAGCAACTCAAGAGTCTGCAGAAGTTAATCTTGGAGCATTTCCAGGACCAGATGTTTACAGTGATGTAAATGTTCATGGTAAATTAGTTGATGGTGGTAAGATTCAGAACGCTAGTACAACCCTAACAACTAATATCACTTTAACAGCAGCACAAGTTTGTGAAGGTTCAATTATCACAGTTAACAGTGCAGCTACAACAGCAACAGTATCAGCTGCAGCTTTAACAGTTACTCTACCAGCAACTTCAACTTTATGGACAACATGTCTTAAAGAAGAAGGAGCTCACGTATCGTTTTTCTTTGCTAATCTATCTCCAACAGCAGCTTCCACAACTGTTATAACAGCAGGAACTGGTATGGACTTATTAGAGCCAGACGACGGAGATGCATTTGATGTAGCAATAGCAGGTGGAGCAAGAGCAAAGATTGATATTTATAGACAAACAGCATTTGAGTCTAACTTAGATGCTTATGTTACAGTTATAGACTTTAGTGCAGCCGATTAATTAATTAAATTGGCGGAGAATAAACGCCTAAAACAAATCTATGGAAATACAAAAAGGGGTGGACACCTCAAGTCCAAAGGTTGATGGCAACAAGTTTCCAAAGTTGGCTAAGGCAACAGAACTTGCGAACAACTACAAAATTCGTGCCGAAAAAGCTGAAGCTGAGAATAAGAAAATTAAAGCTAAAGCACCTGAAGTTAAACCTTCTAAAAAGTCAAGTAAGAAAACAAAAGGTTTTGACTATGGTCAGTTGGCTTACCTCGAAAGCAAAGGGGTTACCAACGAGAAAGACCAAGAGTATCTACTTGCAGAAGTAGAGAATACAGGTAAGGAATTAAAAGATGTTCTTGAATTCAAATATGTTAAAGAAGAGTTAGCAGGATTTAAGGACGATAGAGCATCAACTGACGCTATTCCAGATGGGACTAAGCGTTCAACACAAACTTCTCGTGATAAAGTTGATTATTGGATAGCTAAGGACGAAATGCCTCCAGCTGACCAACAACAACTTAGACGAGATTATGTAAACGCTAAAATCAAAAAAGCAGAAGATAGCTCTAAATTTACTGATAGACCTGTTGTTCAATAGAAGGTCGATGGTCAAAATCGTAGACTAATCAAATTAGATTTGTAAGTCTTTAAGATGAACAATTCTAATCACCAACACAGTTGCATCAACATGGTTATATCCTGAAGAGTGGACAACCAAACTTCAGGAACGATTAGACTATCCAACAAACTGGAAGGATGTTTGTCGAGTTGAATACACAAACTCAAAGGTTTTAATTAATCCTTATATGTCAACTATCCCTTCCTTACAATCTCATACTCGTGGGACTGCCTATACTCATCAAACGTTAGTAATAACGACTGATAATATTACAATCGACCAATCAGCAAACTTACCTATGTTTGTTGACCGAGCTGATGAAGCTCAGACTCCATATTCAAAGCAAATGGAGATGGCTGATTTACAAGGCACTCTTATCAACGAGGCTTATGAGAGTTATATGTTAGCAGCTCACGCTTCTTTCACTAACTTCACAAATGCTTCAATCGGTGGAGCAGCAGGAACTATTACAGTTTCCGCTTCAAACATTGATGACATTATTCGTGGAATTAAGAGAGAAATCGGAGAAGCTAATGGACAAGCATTGATGGATAGGAATGGAGCTTTCATTGTCTGGCGTTATGCCGATATGGAATTGCTAGAGCAGTTCTGTCAAGCCAATGGTTTTAACTTAGCAGACAAAGCTTTGAAAGACGGTGTTCAGGGCGGTTACTACTTTATGGGAATGTATCATTATGTTTCCAATTCTCACACATCAGGACATTTG